GTTCTTCCCCTGTTTCTCCACCTTCTTCAGGATTTTCTACTGGAGGTATATCAGGTGTAGGTTCTGTTGGCTCAACTGGTTCAGTTGGTTCTACAGGTTCATCTATTGGTTCAGTTGGTTCTACAGGAGTTGGAGTTTCTTCTTCTTTAGGAGTTTTTCCCATCTCACTAGGTTTCATCACAACAGGTTTTACTTTTGTTTTTTCGCAGAGTTGAATATCCTCTGGCATTAATAAAAGATTAATTTGTCTCATAATTAACAATATTGTTTTCCCTAATTAGTATAATTAGTAAGTTTATTTTTTAATTTCTTATCTACGTAAATAGGTTTAGTTCTAGTAACTCCTCCATCTTTATTGTACATATTCAACACTAATTGGTAGCCACTAAAGTAAGATTCTAAGAAATCAACATCTTGCCATTTGCCATTACGTCTAGCCGCAGCAAAATCATCTCCTTCAGTACGTTGTACATGAATATCAGCTCTTCTAGATCCTGTCGGAAGTTCAAAAGTAACATTATTATCTATTATATCATTAAGAACTTCTTTTAAGCATTCTCTAAATATTTTTTCTATTAATTTATCTTTATGAGGGTCTCCATTAACCTATTGACATAACTCACTAGTCATTTTTAATTTCGATTTATCAAAATTCATAAACATTTCATGTAAATTAAATGCATGACCTAAAGCATAATTCATAAATTAAGAAATTGGTTTATAAGATTTATTATATATTTTACGGTTCCAAGATGTTTTAGCATCTAAAATTTCGTTCATTTCATTCATTGATATAGAAGAAGGAACTCTAGCTGCATCACATTTTTGCAACCATTCTTGTTTAAGAAACTGTGCCATTTGAACAATATTAGGATTATTTGTCATCAATCCTTCTTTAAACTTAGTAACATAGGCACAATAAGTTGCAATAGCTATTGCTTCATCATCTGTAATTTGTGGAAGACCTTCGTTGTCAAGAATGTCTCCTTTATATAGAATATAGATTTTTCCACCATATTCCTAATCTAAATATAATGTATCGCCTACACGTTCATATTTTACGAAGCGGCCAGGAATATAGTAAGGACTCTTAAACGCTTTCCTGCCTTCTATATACGACTCTACGAACTATGAAAAAAAGTCGCCTTCTGGATATAGATTCGATACATGATTCCAATCTTCGAATCCGTAAGTCACTGCGAGAATATTATCACAGTTGCACGGAAGTTTAACGGTATTACTTGGACACTATACTGTTAAACAGGTTTTGTAAATACGCTGACGTTTATTTCCAATCATATTGAAAGCAACAAGTGCTATTTCTTCAAAATTATCTGGAAGCATATTCAGATTATAAAGAGAGTTAGCCATAAACATAGCGTAATGAAAATCATTAAGTTTTGCCATTATCCAGCTGCGTATTCTTGATCGTTAGGTAATATTGGTGCAGCAAGCTATCTATAATAACGTACTTTCTTCTCTATTAGACGTTTCTTAACCTCATTGTCAATAAATGAAAAATTATGGTCTGCCAAATCACTACAACATCCATAGTTTTCTAATTGACGAGGGTCTTTAAATACAGCTACAACTGAAATCTATTTCATCATAGGTGCATTGAATAAAAAACAATCATACATTCCATTTTCATTTGGAGTAGTATCAATAAAAACAAATGGCTTTTGTTTTCCACGTTTTCTATATTTATGATAATAATTCCAAACATAAGATGATGTATAGAACACGAAAGGAAATTGTCTATCAGTACTGCCAATATAATCAATTGCCATGTCTCCGTAGTCATTTACTACTTGTGGTATTTCAAAATGAGCTACAGGACGTCCTGTGTAACTACTGCACTTACATCTGTCTAAATCTTTACAATCTACGTCTATACAATTAATTGCAAGAACTAGATCGCGTATTGGTAATATTCCTTTTAAAGAATATTCTTTTATAACTTGAAGTCTTTCTTCTACAATTTCATCTTCGAGTTGCTCTATTGACATTGACATATTATGATGATAACCACGAAGTCCAGAAACAACATCGTTCATTATTGCAGAAGCAAGTTTTGCAAACATTGCCATATATAAACGAAAAAAGGCGAAGGCAGCCCTACTTATAGGGAGAGCCTTCGCCGTATTAATAGATTAAATTAAGGATTTACATCATCTCCTGGTTCGTCACCGCTTCCTGGTTCCTCTCCACCTTCTTCAGTACCTTCTTTCTTAGGTGCTAAGAAGTCGTCGTTTTCGTTCCAGTTTGTAGGAGCGTCAGCTGGTTTTGGATCAGCGTCTTTACCGTGTGCTTTATCAATATCTTCTTGAGAATATGTTTCTCCGTCAGAAGAGATTAAGCGTTGGTCATCCTTATCTTTATTAACAGTTTCAACATTAGTCTTAATGTCTTCACCTTCGCCAATAATTGCCTTTAATGCTTCTTCCCAAGCATCAATAACAGCAGATTCTACATAGAATACATGGTTAGTAAGAGATTTTGTTACTTCACCAACTGCATCTGAACCCATGATACCACGGTTTACGCAATACTTAATAATATATTCAGTATATTTTCCGTGAGGCATTGGAGTTTCATCGAGAGCGATTCTGTTCCAACGTGTGTTAGCAGCAGTAGGTAGACGTAAATCTTTAACGATTTGTCTAAATGTTCCAAATCCTTCGTGTCCAACTCTTTCTTTACCGTTTTCATCTTTAGTAAACTCAATGTTGCCTTGATAAACAGGTGACATTTCGTAAATATCGTCTTCGCCTTCGTAACGTCCGAAGTTAGCGCAGCAGTCATAAGACTTAGCTTCTTCGTTGTACCATTCGAGTCTTACCATCTTGAATCTTTGATATTCATCAGATGCAGTAAGAAGAACTTTTGTGCCATCAGCCTTAACATCAACAAGTGGGAACTCGTATACCATGTTAAGATATTTCTTAGCGATTCTTTCAACTCTCTTAGCGATTGTTTCAGCATCATCAGTTACATTACCTTCAGCATCGCCCTTTACATAGAACTCAACGAAGAAAGGTTTTCCTTTGAATACAAAGTCGTTAGCAAAATAAGAATTCTGTGAACCAGAAAGTCTTAAATAAAGAGCGATTCTGTAAACACCAGGTTTTGTGATACCACTCATATCAATGCTAACTTGTGCTCTTTGAGCAGGCTCATAGGCTCTTTTGTAAACACCTACGACATTTTGATCTCTGAATTGGAAGTGCTTCTTAATTCTAAGTACTGAACCATCGTTGGTTACATAGAATCTAGGGCTGCCATCAGGCATTTCTGCACTATTAATAAGTGTGTTAGTTGTAAATTTAAACATAATTCAATAAAATTAATTTTAAAGTTTACTCTTCTCCTATCATTTTCCAGAAGGAGCTTGAGCTTGAGCTGGAGCTGCTATTGACTAGCTGAAAGCTGGATGTGTCTGCATCCTTGGATCGCTACTATTTTCCATAACGATGTGTACCAACTCATTAATAATCTCTTGACATACATAATCTGGGAATTCCATCTTCTGAGACGTATCCTCTGTTAAGTCTAATTGTTCTTGAGTTAATCTAATATGTTGAGGAGCTTTAATATAATCTACCCAAATATTAGTTAATTCAAATAAGCTATTATCCTTACCATAACGAATTTCAAGTCTTACCTTACTTGCATTACCGTAGCGTACTTTTCCTACTTTTTCTACAGGATTTGTTTCAGTATTACCTGGGGTAATACGAATTGTTCCTGCATTTTCTCTATTGCTTTGATCTTTGATAATTTCTCTTAAATCATAAGCATTTTCGTTATCAGTAGGTCCGCCTCCAGCAAATATATTTTTGTTATCACAAGCGTCATTATATTCTGTAACGTGATTAACATCAGTTCCTGTACCTTGTTCTCCAACTGGGGCTTTTACATCGTTTTCCTCACATATAGAATAATCATATTCATTTTTATCCCATGTAGAATATGGGTCTTCTGAATACGGGTCTGTAGGAATATTCGGATCTTTGTTTACGTTATGAATATAATAGTAAGGTCTCTTATATTGTGGTCTCATGTAGAAGTTGTTAATAATTTGAGACCAAGCGTCAGCAGTTAGACGTTTAGCACCAAATTGAACATAAGTTCCAGCATCATAACACTTAAATTGTTTTTTAACTCTAAAGTTACAAATACAGTTTAATAAATGTAAATAGTCTGTTGGTAACTCAAATTCATATGTTGCTCCATATAAAGAGTTTAAACTTGTTACATTAGGTGTTTTTCTTCCGTAAGCGTTATTAACACCATCTTCCCCTAACGTACCAATTGGTTTGAGAATAGCTGTTGACTTTAAGACTCTTACGTCGTCAGTAGTTTGTTGATTAACGTCATATATGTTGTACTTTTTATTAATGTACTAGTATATGGCTTTGTTAAAAAGGTAATTAAAATCTTCCAGTAACAAGCTTGGAGCTTGTACTTTATTAAGCTCGATTAAAACTCCTTCGTAGACTTGTCTGGCTGTCATTTGGTTAAATTTTTATTACTTTTTAGTTCTATTAGCTTTAATGGCTCTTTCAACTACAGGGTCTACTTCTTTCTCTTCAACTTCTGCAGGTTCACCACTCAAGTCTAAATCTTCCGTTCTATATTGTTCAGGAAATACATCCCTACGAATTAATTCAAGTATCTTTTTGTGTTTAGGATCCTTCATCCAAGTAATTACAGCATCATCTGTAGCACCAAGTACTACATCATCTCCATAAACATAAAGTTTATTCTTGACCATAATTACTTTCTTATCTCTGGCTTCCATAAACAAGATACGTAAAGACATATCGGTTCCAGTATATAAATTGATAATCTTATCTGGATTCTTTTCTGCTACTTGTAATAGATAATCTTCAACATCTGCGTCAGGCATATTCTTCATATTCTTACCAAGCAGACGAGCTTTAAGTAATCTACCTTCAGAACCTCTTTCATCTGTAAAGATATATTCACTAGCTTGGTGAATCTTTCTCTTACGAGAGACTTTATTAGCAGTTTCTACTCCTGGTTTATCTACATAAAGTTCAGCAACACCATAACGTGGTCTCTTAGATTTCCAATCCATAGTACCATCAATTAAGTTGTTACCATTAGCATCCTTTGCATATCTATCGGGTGCAATTAAAACACAGTTTTTGATTGCTTCCCATATAAACTAGTCTTGAATATTATTTAGATTCAAAGTAAATCCATCTTCGATAACGATAGGTTCGTTTTCTCTTAAGAAATACTTTCTATTTGGGTCATTTCTTTCAGCATCCGAAAGAATCATATCTCCGTTATTATCAACGTGTTTTACACAATCTGGATAATTTCCGTATTTATCTTTACATGGATGAATATAATATTTCATTCCAACTTTACCATAAACACTTCTTAAAACAATTATATTCTCAGCAAAATCGCTCTTGCTTACATTATTTTCAGTACTCATATTAATTCATTAAATATATTATATATAAAAATTAGTAAGGGAGTCAAGCTCCCTTACCCTTATCTAAAAAGTTTCTGTTTATTTAATTTAATCAAATCTCTCTTAAAATGAAGCTTCTGTATGGGTTGAATACACCAACACCAGAGTAACCCCAGTTAATTAACTTACTTCCAGCAACAGGACTAGAAACAACACCTGAGCTAAGTCCATCAAGTCCACCAACACCTGGGAACTTGTTAGTAATGAAGTCACCACCCTTAAGTGTGAACATTTGGATAGGAGGCTCGTTACCAGTGCTATCAGCAGTTAAGTCAAGACATAAGCAATAAGCTTTGTCGAATCCGTATTCTCTTGAGAATGTTCTATCAACCTTGAAGCTGATTTGGTTTCCACCGAACTCGTAAGTTTGGAATGTAGCACCAACTTTAACATAGCCGTTAGCTTGTTTAGAGTATAGATATGTGCCATCAGTCTTAAACTTAGCAAGCCAGTCACCAAGAACTGTTTGAATTAAGTTCCACATTCTTTCATTGCAAATGAACATATACTTGTTACCTGTTGGGTTTTCAGCTTTTTCGTTCATTGTGCTAATAACTGTGTTGAATACATCAATACTAAGTTTAGCAAATGCGTACTTGCTAGCGAATCTTTCAACTTGTGGGATGATACCATCACCAATGTAAATAGGTCTATTAGTATCTGGGTCAACGATAGTTGGTTTACCATTAACGTCAACATTACACTTGTTGAATAGTAATCCGTTATTTCTTACATAGAGGAAGTTATCAAGAAGAACTTTCTCTTTCTTATCCATCTTATAGATAGTTTCTGTTAAATCACCTTGATTCTTACCTTCAGCAATACTGATGAATGTGTTCTCATGAGCAGCGTAAAGAGCTGAGTAGCTATCGTCAACACGGTGTGTTGTAATATAGTTACGGTGTCTTTCGATATTGCTTTGATACTTAACATAACCTTCCTCGTGAAGTTCAGGCATTGCGTTAGATTGGAATCTTGTTGTGTCACCTACTTGACATCCGCTGAAATCAAGAACTGACTTGTAATCGTTGTCGATAAGTCTTACTTGAACTTCCCAGAAGTTGTCAGCTTTTCTAATAGGACGACTAACAACAATACATTGCTGCATAGTCTTATCAATCTTAAAGATATCATACTTCTCGTAATATCTTTCTTTGAAAGCCATAGTGATTTCGGTTCCGTCAGCACCATCACCTTCAGGTACAGCAGCAAACTCTACTCTCTTAATATAGTTAGTTTCAACCTCCCATTCAAAATACATTGAATCGATTGATTGATATCTGTTACCACTCTTTCTACTTTGATAGAAGATATTTCTTAGAGATTCAGTTAGATAAGAAGCGGTTAATTCAGGATAGAGTCTACTTACAACTCCAAGTTTATAAGGCTTTGTTCCTAAAAACTTGTAAAAATCTTCATACGTCCTTGTATCACTCATTGTAGGACGATTAGTTACAAAATTTGCTACAATCATAATTGAATTTTTTTATTAGTTATTAAAATCTAGATCATCGATAGAAGAGATTTCGTTTTGCTTAAATGCTGTTAATTTAGCAGGTTTGTTTTGCTTTCTTACAGCAACTTTTGGAGATTTTTCTCCGCCAGCAGCAGCTAATCCTTCATTATATCCAGTTTGTCTTGCTATTTTTATCTGTTCAGCATAATAATTTTGAATATCATCTAAAGCTTCTTCACCTCTTAACGCAAACCAACTCATTTTTACTAGTGTTTCTGGATCATTAAGGGCCTTACCTAAATAACTTATTCCCGCATTATCTTTACCTAAAATAAATTCAGCTAACAAGTCTTTGTCTTCATCTTCTAATTCTACAGAACCAGCAATATCGTCTATACTGTCGATAGCATTATAAACATTATTTTGAAATTCTTCAAATTGTTGCTGTTGTTCTTCCTAGTTAATAGCTTGTTGCTGCTAAATCTCTTCTTCTTCTAAACGTTTATATTCTTCTCTTAAACCAGCAATTTGCTTTTCAAAAGCTTGAGGATTTGCTTGAGCAGCTTCTAATGAAGCAGCAAGCTCTTCTTCTGTCATATCAGGAACTCGGGCTTTCATGTCATAAATAAATAACTCATCGTCATTGAAATCATCCACAACATAATTTTGTTCTGGAGTTAATGAGTTAGCATATTCTTGAGCGCCTTCATTTCTTAGCATCTGAACAAATTCTTCAGGTGTTATTCCTCTCAATCTTAACTGGTTAATCAGTTGTATTTCCTAATCATCTAAATCTGTATCAGGATCTTCATTAGAAGTATTTAATATATTATATTGTTCTTCTAATGATAAATCATTCCAGTTGCGGGTTTCCAACTCTCCATTTTCTCCTTCAAATTTTATCTGACTAGGATCTTTTATTCCTCTTTCTTTCAGTAGATAAGAAACAATATCTTCTTCTTCTCCACTTTCATGATGGTTTTCGTCATCTTCTTCTTGGGTATCGTCATCTGAACTACTAGTAGAATGATAATCTCCACCCATCCAATCTTTTGTAAAATTACTTTGCGCGCCAAAGATTTCTTCTTCAGCTGTTTGAGGTTGTTCTTGGAACTCCTCTTCGTCAAAGTCGAGCTAATCAATGTTCATTAATTCATCATTCATAATTTTAATAAATTTTAAGTTCATAGCAAATATAAAGTTAAATAAATATAATTCCAAGAAAAATATTAGAAAATATAAATATTTAACTTTATATTCACTTTAATTAAAATTCTTCATCTTCTATTGTGTATCCACAAGATTTTAAATAAGCTATTTCTTCATCTGTAACCCAAGCTCTTTCTCCTGATATTACATCAGTTCCAGTTTGGCTCGATGGGTCTCTTTGAAGAATTAATTTATATGTATTAGAGTTTGGTTCTGCAGAAGGTTGAATCATTCTAATAATATTATGGATAGTTGCTTCGTCTCCAAGTTTAATAGAACGATCTCCATTAGAACTAATTACTCTTACATTTGTTTTGTATATAAATCCCTCTTGAGTATCTATTTTATATCCTACACTAACAGTTCCACCATTAGTTAAAACTAAAGGATGTTTTTGTTTAATAAATTCTGTTGTTCCTGTTACAGAATTGGTGTCTATATATCTACTAGTATGAGTTTCAACAAAAGTAGATATATGACTTTCCTTTAATTTTTCTTGGAAGTTTGTATCTAAAAAATCTCCACCAAATTCAATTACGTTTACATAAGGACTTCCACCTTCTTCGTGAGCATGTCCTACATAATGAGTTAGTGATAATGTATCTCCTCGTTTAGGCCAGAAGCACATTTTATATGTATCATTAGGAACAATTTTGAATACTGGAGTACTTCCGTCTTGTATTACCATATGTCCAGGAGTTCCTCCTAAATCTCTCCAAGCAGTAAATTCCCATTTAGAACCTGCTTCAAAGAATGCTTGAGAAGCTGCTACAACATCTGCTTTAATATTCTTAGGCATTAAATATGTCATCATTCCTTGTCTATCTGAAGAACCATCTTCAGGATAATAAACATTAGGAATAGTATAACAATAAGAAGCTGTAGCATCGAAATTAAACATAAATACATCAAGTTTCTCAGGCATATTCTAAAGTTCTGGAATAAAATCTATAGCAGTAGCTTTTATATCACTCGGAAGTTCAGCTTTATTTGAAGCTGTAACTAAATCTGAGCCTGTATAAAATTTACATAAATTAATTCCAAACTCGCCTCCAATAGATTCCATTAAATTAATACTAGTTAAATTACTACAATCTATAGGTGCAGGCTTTGCAGTTGCATTATGTGCATAAATGGCTGGGAAAATATCTACTCTTGGTAAAGTAAGATTTCCATTAGTTCCAAAACCAGTTATAACAGAGTCATAGTTAGTTAATTTACTTAATGGAACTGTATCCAAGTTTTGGTATCCTTCGCCTTCCCATAATAAAAATGGCATATAAGCATCTACAGTTTCAATGTTTTCATCATAAACTATAGGTTTAAAATTATAAACATATGGTTGTATTCCATTACTCCAATCCCACCAGGTATGATTTACATTTCTTCTATATGAACGATTTTGATTAGCTGGATATGTATACAATAAATATCTTAAAGGAATGTTTGTGCCTTTAACCATTAATTCGGTAGGAGTTTCTGCTAAAATTTGAGCTTCATTCCAATCGTTATAACCATTGTTAATAGTTCTAGCAGAAGATATTACTAAAGGTTTATTACTATCAGTAAATCCGTCTATCCAAGTTACATCATATTTTCCATTTTCTGAAAACATTTTAACTATACCTTTAGCTCCAAAAGTTTGAGACATATTAAACATATTCTCTAATTTTTGAGGAGTTTCTCCTTTCCATAAGAAATTACAATTCCATCTCCAACCTTTAATAGGAATATTTACTCCAATGTTGTTATCGTCTCCTATTAAAGTTCCATCGGCTGCCCAATATTGGCTTATTCCTCCGTCCCATGCTATAGAAGCATTGGAAAAATCTCCTTTTACGTATAGTTTACCATTACCTCCTACAAGACAAGGATATCCTCCTTCTGGAGTACCTGATTCTCCAATGGTTGTTATAGGTGCTCCTGTTAAATCTATATAAACAGTTTTATTTGCAGGAGCTAATCTGTGTACAACTTTTAAATTTTCCCAATTAGATTTTTTAACTTCTATTTCTGAAGCTGAAACGTTATCTAAAAAGTTAGATAATTTAGTAATTCTATTTCCATCTGGAACACTAGGAATTACACTAAAAGGTATAGTAGTAGTATTAAATACTCCATATCCTTGTTTATCAGCATTTTGTGCTCGCCAAGTAAATCCTAAGGGTCCCCATAGAGATTCTATATTTACCCAATAAAAAACATTCGATAAATTAACTACTAGTCCGACTAAATCTTCTTTTTCGTAGTCCATCTCAGCAGTTTTTTCAGCAAATTCATCAAATGTATTTACAACAATTAAATTTTTTGGTTCTATCATGATTCTTCCCTCCATACTACTGTGAAACATTGATTTGCTCTAGCTGCGGCTTCTGGATACTAATTTTGAATAGTGGTCCAAGTGGCTTCATCTATCAATAATGATCTATCAGATGTTCCTCGTTTTACATTTGTCTATCTCATTATAGTATTAACTAATTCTGGAATATCTATATTAGGACAATGTTTAATGTTTAAACCACAATCAAATCTTCCTAATTTTAATATTCTTAAATTAGAATAACCTTCAAGATTTATGCCTATGCTATTACTATAATCCCAAGCATTTCTAAATATAAAATGAAGGTTTTCAGCATCAATTACTTCAAGATTTGGACATCCTGCAAATAAATATTCAAAGCTTCCTCTATTACCATAAGCTCTTCCGCCATCTGTATAGTTAGCAGTACTTATTAAAGTTCCATATAATTTAGGAGTTCTTGTCATACTACTACAATTTTCAAAAGCTCTAACCATCATGTAATCATCAATTCCAGAATCTGGGATACATAAATTCTTAAATTCTACTAAAGTATTTAGATCATTAGTAGGTTCAACATCTCCATTTTTATTACTCTTTTGCATACTCTAGAAATATACTTCGACGTTACTTCCTTCAGGGAAATCAATGTTAGAACAATTTCTAAATAAGTCCAGCCAGTTATTAGTATAAATCTTCTAATTAACAATTCTACTTATATTAGAACCACTAAAAGATACAAATTGATATTTCTAGTCTTTAGTTCCAACATAAGGTTGAGTTCCATCAGAAGGAATTATCTAATTATAAAAACTATTTGGAATAAACTCTCCATCTTCATTAAAATCTCCAATAAGACCTAATCCATTATTTGGGAACTCATAATCGTTATTCTCATCGTATAGTACATATGGGAAAGTAGTTCCGTCTGGATATGTTTGATTTCTAAATATAGGTCTATTTAATTTATTAATGTTTGTTAAATTAATATTTGTACCAAAAGCGCCACTGAAAGTACAATCATCAAATTGCTTTGAAGCACTTCTTAAAGTATTATTTGGAGAGAAATTATAAGTAACATTATTATCAAATAGACTGCCTCTGTAAACAAAATCATCTTTATCACAATTATTAGAACTATTCTTTAAAGGAATATCTTCGTGGAATCTATTATAACTTAAAGCATACTATAGAGATGTGGCTTTATCTTTATAGCTTTCTATATTATTATTCATCTTTGCAAAAGATGTTCTTAAAGAAGAATCATCCGCAGGAGTTGAATTTCCTTTATAAGCATATAATCTGTGGTCTTTCTAATCGTTAGTAATATTACTAAAAGCATATTCCAAATTTACTGGATTATTGGTACTTAAAGTAATATCAATTAGACTATTTTCATTAAATGCTGATATGGGACCAAAAGTATAAAGTAAATGTGAAAGATTAATTTCATCAGAATGTGTCACATTAGTTAAATCTAAATTAAAACTAAAAGTGTCTTCTGTTGTATTTACTACTTTTGCTCCATATAAGAAGTTAGTTAAATCTTTAATACTAATTAAAGTATTAAATAAATAATCAGAATCAAAAGAATCTCCAACTACAAATGCTTCATAGAAACCATCTGTAAAAGATTCTAATTCTGGAATATCTAATGACAGATTTTTAGTATAAGCTCCATCCTTACAGAATCCTTCTACTTTATTTATTAAAGGAAACCTAAAAAGAACGTCTGAAGTAACTTGACTTTGTTCTAAAAATCCATCAGCACTAGTCGCAGCAGGAAATTCTGAAATTCCACTTTTAAGAGGAAGCATTGCACTATAATCAGACTTATTATAATCACTTCTTTTAAAAGCATAATCAACTACTTGTAATGTACTAGTATCGAAATTTTCTATTTCTGTTACAGGCTGTGAACTTAAAAAATTTCTTATGTGCTATACTCTATTAGCATCTGGAATACTTACTACTTTAGTCATGTTTTTGACTTTGTAGAAGTTACCTCCTTTTAAAGCATTTTCAGTATCCTAATCTACAACTTCCCATTTCTCAGTTTCTGGATTATAAGCAATATAAGTCCATTCCCAACCAAATGTTCCCCAAGTAACTTCTAAGAAGAAAGATGTTTTTAAAACATCCTAATCAAGATATTTCATTACAACTTCATTATCTCCTTGTGTAGTTCTAGTACTTGGATGATATTGCTATAGGTTAATTTCATTTCCTTTATTAATAATAGAATAGTTAGCCTCTTCAAAGGTTGGGTAAGCAGCTTCAAATTCTTGTAAATTATTAAAAAGACTTAAATATTTTCCCATTTATTACGCGTTCTATAATTCTTGAATTGCTTGTTCGTGTCTTGCTAAAGCATTAGCTACAACTCTTTCCCATTGAGAAATAGTTTCTTCCATAGCAGGAATATTAGCATCTATTTTCACATAATAAGCGTCCTAAGGAGATTGTACTTCTTGTTCATTCTCATCTAAATATGTTAAAATTATATAATCTCCAGCTTTAATTCTTGAGGCATCGAAATCGCTTCCTCCACCAGCAGCACTAATTACTCCATTTTCAATAGTAATATTATTTCCAGCAGTAAGTTTATCACTTAAGTCGTTGTAAGAACCAGTCGTTGCAACTCTTGCAAGATTAGGTTTATTCTTTATTGAAGTAACTCCACTTGTTGCATTCCAATCAACTTGCTGTTGTGTAAATTCTTCTGGAATAGTTGGTTTATTCTCTAAATCATTATAATCTCCTGTAAATGCAACTTGTGCTAACTCACTTCTATCAGCTTTTTTATCATTTAAGTCGTTGAGAGCAGCAGCAGTTACTTGTTCTACATCTTCAATTGTTTTAGTAATTACTTTATTTTGTACAGGATTTTCTGATTCAAGAGAAAGTTCATCATCGACATATACTTCAGTTCCAGCCTATGCATTTAATTTACCATTTTCATCTACTGATAAATTTTCACCAACTTCTATTGAACCTCCATCTGTCAGAATTACATTAGGTTGTCCGTTTTTTGTTATATAAAATGCCATAATTATTTAATTTCAAATAATTTATTAAAAAACATTAAAATTGAACTTAAGATAAAATTAAAATTAAAATTTTATATAAAAGAAATAATAAGGAGGGAAGTACTCCTCCTTATTATTTTTATAGAGATACAATTAATCCCCCAACAATAGTATAATTTTGAGGACTTGTTCCAGTAATATGAGAAGCAGCAAATCCGTCAAAAGTATCTCCATTATTAAGAGTTAATCCTTGTTTAAATGTTCCATTAACTTTTACTCCTAAGTTTCCATTAGAATCGACTAAAACTTTATCATTAATAGATAAATATTTAGTTCCAGATAGTTCTACTACTTCAATAGAAAAATCAGAATCCATAACAATACTATTTAAATCATAAGTAGTAGTAGAGCCGTTATCCTCTAAATATAATCCAGTATTATTTAATTCAGAGAAAACAGAAGAATTACCAATTGTTAACTCCTAATTATTTAAAATTACATTATCCCCTATTTTTAAAGAATTATATGTTAATGAAGAATCACCAATAGTAATCTCAAATGGATTTATTTTTCCTGCTAATACACATGCTTCATCTGTTTGGTCATTAAATCCTAACTAAATATTAGAGTATTTGACACTATGTGCTCCTACAAAAGAATCTTCTGAAACAGTATGATTAAGCGGATTATAGTAACCTTCTGATTCATTTATACTAAAACAAGGATTAAAGAAACTAATTCCAGTATTATCTAATATGAATCCATTATTACTAAGTATTTCTACCACATCTGCTTCTAGACTTATTTTGCTTCCTATTGCATCTGAAATTAAACTTATAATTGCTTCATTATCAGTATCGTTCTTTTTATAGGTAGTACTTAAAATAGCATTTGCTGCATCTAAATCGGATTGTAAAGCAAGACCTGCTCTTGATGTACTAATAGCACCATCAACTTGTTCTTTAGTATAGTATGTATTTAAATCAGCTATAGCTTGTGCTAAATCACTTGCTAATAGTAATCCAGATGTAGCGTTTGTTATTGCTCCATCAACTTCACTCTTCTTATAATAATCATTAAACAATGAAGTTTTAGCATATTCGTTACTAACTTCTTGTTTTAATGCTGCTACAGCATTAGTTGTATAATTTTGATAAGCACTTGTTAATGTAGCAGTTGCTGATTCTAAATCTGTCTTAAAGGCAAGTTCATTCATTGCTAAAACATCGTCTTTTGATACTTTAGTAGCTAATTTGCCTTCAGCTTCTCCTAGTCTTGTTTGTAAATCTAACCAAGTTTCAGCGTTAACACATTCTTTATCTTCTCCTTCACCCCAGCAGATTTCAGTTCCAGCTTCAATGGCTGCAATTGCTTCTTCTAAATCGCTTCTTAATTCAACTAAAGCATGATTAGTAGCATAATCTCCAGACTCTTGTTTACCATTAACGGCTGTCCACAAAGCTGTAATAGCTTCATACTTATTTAAATCAGCTTCAAAAGCTACTCCTGCAGAAACAAGGTCTTCTACTGACATACTATCACCTTTGTCTCCTTTATCACCTTTGTCACCTTTTTCGCCATCGTGTCCATGTAAAAAATCTAACCAATCTTCTAAACTTCCTGAATAACCAGTTCCTACAGCAAGTTCATAAGCAGATTTTCCATCAGCACCATCATTACCTTTTATACCAGGGTCTCCTTTTTCTCCCTTTGGTCCAGCAGGTCCTTGTGGTCCTGGGTCACCTTTTAACTGTTCTTTTTGTTCTTCAGTTAAATCATCAAATGATACTGTTCCGCTTATACTAGCGTTTAGTTTACCGTTTTTATCTACCGCTAAATTCTAACCGATTTCAATCGAACCACCATCAGTTAGAATAATTTTTTTACTATTATCAACATCCTATTGAGTTGTTATACGAAATGCCATAATTATTAAATATTATTAAATTGTTTCAGAATAAATATTACCATCTACTTGAACATCTCCTGAATAGCTTCCGAACTCAGCTTCTATAGCTTCTCTATCTGGAGTTAATCTTCCACTACTATTCATAGTCCAAAGACCTTTTGCAGATAGTTCAGAAATATTTTTAATTTTCCATTCAGTTCCATTAAATACTAGAATATCTCCATCTTCACGCGGTGCTTCTAATGGTTTCCAATATCCATCACAATCATCACTAACTTTTACATAAGCCATGAGTTGTCCGTTTACAGGATGTTCTGCATCTGTTACATCTTCTAAGTCGCTTAATTTCTTAACAACTTTGTCGAATAATTCTTTAATTTTCTTAAATGCTCTTGTTAAAACTTTATTTTGTACAGGTTTAATAGAGGTTAAAGAAAGTTCGTGGTCTACACCAGTATATTCTTCTAGATTTAAATCTACAATACCTCTTTCTGGCCAAATAATGTTGTGAGTATCTCCGTTGATTACAACACCTTTCACATAACGTTCATCACAAGTTGCTTGTGTTAAGTAACCAACATCGTTAGTCAACTCTGACATATGTGTAGGAAGTTTTACTTTTACTGGGTTTTCACCATTATATCCAATTGTTCCGTTTGAATCAACAATTACTAAGAACTCTGGGTTAGGTAAAAAGTGTGGTTTGTGAATTAAATCACAGTAATTTCCAGTAAGTGCTACTTTAGGTAGCTTATCTATGTCTGCTTTACCTTTTAAGGCATTTGCTATTACTCTATTTTCTACAGGATTAGTAGAAAGATCAGATAATTTGCTATCAGTTTTATATGTTTCAATTCCAAGATTCTATCTTACTAACTCCTTCTCAGCTTCACAATATCCGCTTAAATAATCATCTTTAGCAAGATATTTTTCTAAATCTTTAAAAGAAACATGCTTGTATTGATCGTCAATACTGCAAGATTTTATTGTTGTCATATTTATTAATTATTTAATGATTCGATAAGTTTGGAAAGTTTTTCTTCATCTAATAAAAGAGTTGTGTCTCCAATAGTTATTTTTATTCCGTGTTCTAATACTAATTCTTCAGTATAAATTTTTCCTTTATATGTTGCAATAAGCATAATACTTACTGTATCATTTCCCGGATCAACACCTCTAAAAATATATTTTCTATCACAATCTCTTAACGGATATTCTTCTCCTTCTTCATTTCCAATCTTTATACGAATTTTTTGTTCATCAACAATCCTATTATATTTCCAAGATACTTTTATATCTTGTGGTTCATTTTTCAAATACGGTTTTGCTGGAGTTAGTTCTATTTTGAAAGGAGCTACTATATCTAAAATATTATCAAGATGTCTTGGGTCTAAATCAGAGATTCCTTCAAGATTTATCCAAGTTTTTCCATTAAACAATCTTAAATGTTTTCTTAGATATACTAAAGACCCTTCTCTATAAGTTCCTCTAATATTAACTGACATAAAGTGTTCAATGTCAAGAGCGGCAGGTAATATTAAAGTATTGTTTAGCATTACAGTTCCGTTTGATAAGGAACCTCCAGCGAATACTAAAACACTATTTTCAGGAATTGTAATAAATCCTTTATCTAAATTATAATCATATTGAATAATAAACATTGTGTTTATTAAAGGTAGTCCATGTTCATCTTCAAACATGTCTTGTGTTAAAACGTTAATCTTTCTACCACAATTATTAACGTCACTTATTAAATTTTTTCTTAGGAAAACTTTTCCCATTCCTGAACACTCTTCAGGATTAAAAATCTTATCTTTAAATTTAAGTACATTCTGATTCCCCTGCATTACTTGAGTTAAATCTTCTTCGTCAGGGAAATTTTCTACTCTAATTTTTCCTGAATCGACACCAAGATTTGTTAGTAAGACTTCTTTTTCTGGCTTAGATAAATCGTGTAAATAACCTCTAGCTCTTATGAACGAAGCTTCCTATAATCCAGGCTCTCTTAATTGATTATAAGATGTATTCATTTTTGTTATTTATTATTGTTACTTATTTATCTATTACATCCACATGTTGAAGTTCGTTTAGGAAGTATAGATTCTGGAGTTATATGAACATCATAACACAAACCTCTACAACTCTAAATTTCTTCTAAAATCTCTTCAGCTTCTTCTAATTTTTTATCTTTTACTAAATAATTTATAACATTTATTGTTGCCCATACAAAGTTGCGTCTGTAGATATAATCTTTTAATTCTTCATTTATATCACCGCAGTTTACTAAATCTATTAATGTTCTAGAACTAAATTCTGAATCTTTGTAAGGATTGTTATAATTCAGTATCATCTGACACAAATTTATATAACATTTCCATAAAAAACAAGTAGAAAAGAAAAATTCTTGACATCCGTAAATAGTTGTTCGATAAATATCATAATGTGCAACTAATTCTAACGGGTCAAATTGTTCTAATCCGTTTTCTGTTATTTTAAGTAAATTTTTACCATCTGATACAAAAATCTATTTATATTTTGATAGAGTACCTAACTTTTTATTTCTAATATACCAGTCATATGTAGGTACAACAATGTGAATTAAATTATATAATCCATCTTCTCCTAATTGAAGATGAACTTCATCCAATTCACTTGTAGTATGAGTATTAAATGTAATTGCTGTTAAAGAAGGATTATTTTTCTTTTCTAAAACAAGAACATTTATAGTAACACTTTCATCATATAAAAATGGAATATTAGCATAATCAATGTTATCAGTTATTATTAACTATCCGTCACAATATTGTTCTAATTTAACGCACATCGTATGAATAATTTATTAGTTTTGAAGCTATAATATCTGCTTTATCTATTTCACAATAAAACTGATTTAAGGCTATTTTATCGAGGAGTCTTTCTAAATCTGGTTGATAACCTCTCTATGCCTAATGTACACAAAACTTATATTCATCAACTATGCTTTGTTCAAGTTTTGTCATATGCAGTTACATTTAGAATTGTTAGATTCTTTACAAACATTATAACATTCGTTAAATTGTTCTAATATATTTAGAGCTTCAACTAAATTTCCACATGAAATATAGTAATCTAACATATTATAAATCATTTGTAAATATTCTATTCTTACGTTTAGTAAATTATCTTTTGTTTCTTTACAATTCTATTTGGAAAATTTATTACTAATTAGATTGACTAAACAATTTTTTATTTCATTAATAGAAACAAAATCTTCTTCTGAAAAGAATACAGTAGATTTTAAGTCACAAGTTCCTAATAATATAATAGGATTTATACTTATTGATTGTTTTGTCTTAAAATTATAATCATATATTTCTCCATCCATATAGAAATATATTTTTTCAAACTTAGTAACATTTTCTAAATCAAGTTTATCTAACCATTCTTTCGTAGGAATAATTAAATGACTAATTCTATAATATCCATCTTCTGGAATTTTAAATGTTGTTTCATCTAAATTATTATGCTCCGAAATATAAACTTGTTTAACAACACTATTTTTAGAAGTTATCTTCTATAAAAAGTTTATAGAAATTGTATTATTTCTTAAAAATTTGGACGGAAGAGAAGAATAATCATATTCAGATTTATCAACAACTTGAATTAAATCTTCCTATAGTTTATTCAATTCTAATTTCGAAATCATTTTCTTAAAATTTTAAATTAAAAATTTAGGGCAGTGGGACTATGCCCACTGCTCTATTTATCAAACTACTAATAATGCTGTTACTAATGCAGCAATAACTCCTAAGATAGCTCCAGGAATCATTCTCTTCCATTCATAGCCATTTCTTCTGTCTACGACAAACTTAATAACTTCGGCTCCCCAAGAGAAACCGATACCTGCAGCACTTCCAAGTGCGAATAAAGGTAAGAATACAAGAGCTGTTCCGATCCAAACTTCTTGCATAATAATTAGTACTGCTGCTAAAACAGCTAAAAGTACGTTAAACCAAGGACTAGCAAAAAACTGTTTCATAATTCATAAAATTTTAAATTAATTAATAATCATCTAACATTATTCATATATCTTTATAAATACTTTGGAGTCTGTTTCATTATTGCTATTATCTTTTTATGTAGATTTTATTATTATCAAATAAATTAGTAAAATCTGACTATAATTCCCATACTCCATTCTTTTTTACATAAACATTATCTATCTAAATCCACTGACCATTTTCTTTAAGATATACAGGAGTTCCATCATCGTATTCGTAAGTAACAGTTATTTCCGCACCATATAAATAGAAATAATAACTATTGTTAGTTCCAGAAGAAGTTCTTCTAGCATACAATCTTATAGTAAGATCGTCTAACTATTCTCTTGTATAAGTACTAGTTCCGAAATCTATATCAAATGTATTATCAGAGGCAGTAAAATTTTCACTATATCCTCGTGCAGTATTTCCTACATAAGGTCTAAATTGTCTATACGAAATATAATTACCATTACCTGTACATTTTCCTCTAATTTTTCCACTAATGGAAGTGATAGTAGCATTTTCTGGTATCTCAGAAAAATCAAAATTTATATAAAAGAAGGTTTCTGCTCTATTACCTCTAACTAGATAAATAGTTGTTCTAGTCGCAGAGGTAGTATCGCAATTTATAAAATTATCTGGATCAGCAATATCATGAAAGGCAGACCTTGTTGTATCATAACCAGTAGGTAAAAAAGTTTTTGTTACTGTTGCCATAATTAACTTGTTTGTAAGTATAAGTCTCCGTTATTTCCAGTATTACTATTTGGCTCAGATGTTCCACTATATATAGATGTAGGCGTTACCCAAGCTAAACTTCCATTAACTACACCAAGTACTTTACCATTATCTGCAGAAGAAAATGCAGGGAATGTCATAACTGAACCATCAGCTCTTAGTAACTAACTACTTGTTCCTCCGCTCTTTACGAATTGATTAGCTATTACTTTACCATTGGTTGTTAATGCTGTATCAGTAGCTGCATTAACAGTTATTTCTAATCCAATTTGACCAGCAGCAGTAGGAGTAACTTCCAGTGTTCCGTTAGCTACTACATGAGCAGAACCGTCATCAAATACTTGGAACATATTTGCATGACTTCCAGAACCAACATTTAACGCTATTTGATTACCAGAAGTATTATCACCTCCGATAATATTAACAGTATTTGCAGCAGCTGCATTTACAGTTAATGCACCAGTCATTGTATCACCAGTTTTGCTAACTTTATCATCAGCCACACCGTTAACATATTGGTTCATTCCAGTGATTCTTAGTTCTCCCAAACCACTTCTAGATAGTATTATAGTTCCGTCTGACGTATCTACACGACCACCAGTCACATAGTTGTTGGCTATTGTTGGCTTATCATTAAGGTCATTATAACTACCAGTCTTTGATACCTTGTGAAGAGTAATATTACCACTTAATGCTTCAGAAGAACTTGTACTTTGTGCAGTAGTTGCTGTTGTATTAAGAGTTCCAGGCGCAGCATTCTTTGTAAATCCCCATCCACTGACTGTACTTTCAGTTACAGCATCTGGAATTGTTGGTTTACCTATTAAATCATTATAAGTACCTGTTTTTGCTATCTTATGTAACTATATTGTACCACTAATATTTTCATTTGCACTTGTAGTTTGTGCTGTAGTATTAGTAGTATTTAACTTCTATGAATTTTTTTGGATATAATTATCATATACCCATTTTATTACTTTTTTTAATCCCCAGCCATCTATGGCTTTATTAATAGTAGCGGGATCTGAATATCCTGTTTGTGGCATATTAAATCATTCTACTTACGTTATCCAACATATACTAAATATCATCTTCTGGCATAATATCCTAATTAAGAATAAATCTTCTATTAGAATTATGTACATAACATACCCCTGATATACACTTTGGATCATTAGTAGCACTATAAATATATAATTTTACAAAAACATCATTGTTATTTTCTGATGTTTTCTATATAATCATTGGAAATGATATACTATCAGAAGTAGTTACTATTATCTCAATTAAATCAAACTATTGTAATTCATTATTGGTACTCGAATCTAATGTTTCATTATAAAATTCCGAAATTAAGCTTGGAATAGTTTTAACATAATTATTAATTATCTATGTTGACGATATATCAGAAGTAGTAAAAGTAGTTCTATATCTTCTAGCCATATAAGGAGAAATTCCATTTAACAAATCTACTAATCCACTTTCACTTAATAAACCTGGTAAAACTTTTGGCTCTACTTGTGGCATAATATTATTTTATTAAAATTGTTTCATATTCTTTTCTATTATCTACATATTTAATACCTATTTCTTTAAATCCTAAATCTAATTGAAGATTTTTTGATTTTTCATTTCCTTCAAACCATCCACAATAAATTTTATTAGTTAAGTTTTCAAATGCAAAATTAATCCAATATTTTATGGCTTCTTGCATTATTCCTTGATGTCTATATTCCTTTATTAACCAATATCCTAATTCATATCCATCTTTATAAGGAATTAAAGAAATACACCCTATTATTTTATCATCTTTAATAATAGCCATCCAATATTTTCTTTTAGAAAGAGATTCTACATATCTCTAACATTCTTTTAAAGTTTTTGGCTAATTAAATCCACACCAATATGAAATATCTGTATTAGAATTTAATAAATTATAAATATATGTAGAATCTTCTAACTAAAAATTTCTATAATTAAGTAATTGTTCCATCAAAAACAAATATATTTGCCAAAGCATTAATATCTGAAGATGTTATTTCTCTATATAATATTCCATCCCAAGTAATATATTGATATGTTGAACCATCATATTTTTTAACTTTTATCGGAAAACTAGCAATTCCATTATTAATACTAGCAGAACTTCCTCCAATTTTAACTCCAGTTACTGTTCCAGTATTTTTAGTAAATCCCCAACCAGAAACAGTAGATTCTGTTACTGCTGCAGGTATATCAGAAGTCATTGCAAATGTTCCAGATTTCGCTGGAAACTGCTAATAGTAATCTGCAGTACCATGAATATGAACACCAGTCTCAAAATATTGCGTATATTCATTTCCATTTTCTCTATTAATTTGAATCCCAGGCATAGTAGAATCAATTATAATAGAAAATCCATCATCACTATCAGTTGTTCTTATTATTCCTGGTTCTATTGTTGTACTATAATATTGATCGGAATCTGGAAATGAAAGTGTAGCATTAGCATTCATTGTTCCCCCATTTAAGGTAACATAGTCAGTCAAATCGATATTCACTGCCTTATTAGCATCTGGAGTCAAAGCAGTACCATTAACTTTAACAGTTTCAATGACATTAGTGTCACCACCTCCTGAACCGCCTTGAATAGTAATATTACCACTACCTAAAAGTGATTGATTGTTGATAGTTTTAATATTAGTACCACTTACAAGAGTATCTTGTTTTGTTGCTAACTATGTTGTTGTAGCATAATCAGATAATTTTCTTGTACTTCCATCAGGAATATCATCAAGTGATTGTGGTAAATGTAATAGGTTTAATCTACTGTCTAAATCAGTCAGAGCAGCAGATGTTATATTTTCGTTATCGTTTATTGTCTTTTCTAACTTAGCAAATGCTGTTTCATAGCTATCACCAGGTGCTAAGAATAAGTCATCATTACTTAAAGAAGATGGTTCATAGTCTTCACTTAATATTAATTCAGGAATAACTATATCACTTATTCTTGTATTTAAATCATTTAATGTTGCTGATGTAGCTAATTCATTTTCTAAGATTGCTCCGTGTAACTTACTTATTGCTTCTTCATAAGTATCTCCTCCTGCAGGTTCAGATACAGGATCTGCTGCTACATAATCTTCTGATAATGATAAATTATCTATTCTACTATTTAAATCATTTAATGCACTAGATGTAATTAATTCATCATCAACAATTACTTTATGTAACTTACTTATAGCAGTTTCATAAGTATCTCCAGCTAACGGAGGTGTTCCTTGCGATGCAGCTGTATAATCATCTGATAAAGCTAAAGAAGTTATTCTATCATTTAAGTCATTTAATGCTGCAGCAGTGACATGTTCTATTTCTGTAATATATGAATATAATCCTCCTGAAGTAACAACATTTTCTGAACCCTCAGTAGGAATTTCATCCATTTCTAAAGCATCTTGTTTTCTGTCGTTTAAATCGTTAAGAGCAGCTGCGATAGCCTACTCTTTATTTATCCAATAGTTATCATTTGTAAAGGTAACTATTTCATCGTTGTTGTTTTTTATTGAAAGCGTTTCATAACCTTTAGCAAAGTTTATTGCTATCTCACCAAGCTCCAATTGTGCAGCTGTCGGAAGTTTAGGTCCCCCGTTTTCTACTACTGTACTTTTTTTATGGGAAAACGCTCTTACGTTTACTGTTGGCATAATTATAGAATTATTTAAAGTTAAAAAAATTAAAGGGAGGAGGTTAATCCTCCCTTTATATTATCATGCGTAATATCCAGCGTCTAATGTTTCAGCAAATACAATTCCATTTGCAGTTACTGAAATTGGATTTACTAATGCTGAACTATCAACAGCAGTTCCATTAGAAGCAGCGGCAACAGCAGTAATTGTTTGCTGATTGTTAGTAACAGGAGTTACTGAAATACCGTTACCTGCATTTACCCTCTGTAAACCACCTGCTACAGCAGCTTCAAGTCCTTTTTCTAATTTACCAATTGCATCATTAACAGTGTCAGTGGCAGCAATAGCAGATGTATCTGCAGGTTTTTGATATCCTGTAAGACGTACATTATTACCTTCTACAGTTAAATCAAGAGCATTATTAGTAATAGTTCCTGTATTTGCTTTACCATTTACAGTAGCAGAAGTAATAGCAGCATCTGTAACTGCTTTACCAACATAATCTTTAACATCTTTAGCATCAGCTAAACCTGTTTTAGAAGTAGTAGCATTTTCAAGTCTTACAATTTTTGCTGATAATTGAGCTTGTCCAGCATCTGTACCAGGAGCAGGAGTTACTTTTTCAAAACCTAAGTAATTAGTAGAATCGCTCTTAATAATAACGTCTTCGAAATCAAATAGTTCACCTAAATTAATTTGACGAGTTACGTCAGTTCCTGTAGCACTTGCGAAAGTAAGAGTTAAGATTCCAGTAGCTGGATCATAATCAGAACCCTTTAATATACCGTTACCAATAATGTCAGCTACAGATACAGAGCTTAACATATTACCGTTTTTATCTTGTAATTGAATTGATGCAGCTGTAGAACCAGAAGCAGGAACATAAGCTACTTTTACAGAAGTTTTAAGTTTATTACTTGTAGCATCTTTTACAATAGTTACACCATCAACTGCAGCAGCTTCAGCAGCAGCAGCAATACCATTCTCTAACTTAGATAATGCTGTTTGAATGTCATCAGAACCAGAAATTGCACCTGTAGAAGCAGCTTCTTTGTTATAACCTGTAAGAGCGAGATCAATTACATCTTCTTGAACATCAGTAACTTTTCCATCAGCTTGAGTAACACTTGTTAAAACTTTTCCAGTTACAGTATCATCATTTTTATCTATTGATCTAATGTAAGCTTCAATTTTTGCTAATGCTCCTACGATAGTATCAGTTGTTGCTAATTGTAATGTAGATTGAGCTGTTGCTCCACTATAGTCAATAATATGAGCAATGTCAATATTACTTCCAGTAGAAGTAGTAGGATTAAGTTTTCCGTCAACGATTGCTACTTGAGTAAAGTGAGCATCGGTAGCAGAACTTCCACTTAATGTAAGAGTACTATCTAGAGTATTAAGTGCATCTTGAATATCTCCAGTTAAATCTAATACAGTTACACTACCATCTAAATTAACTATACCAAGAACTGAGCCAGGAGTTCCACCTTCAGTATATCTTGCTAATACAAGTGTACCTTCTTCTGTTGGTAGATTTAATGCTTCTAAAGCAGATACTGCAGCAGCTCTTGTGGTTTTAGGAGTTTCATTTCTTAAAAGTTTAAAATTTTTAATATTTGCCATAATGTTTTATTATTAATTATCCCAATATTGTTTTGTTGTTTCTAAATACTGATCTTCATCTATACTTATTACACTATCTTCGATAATAAGTCCGTTTCCGGCAGATAAACCAGATATCTAATCTTTTAAATCTTCTAATGCTTGTTCTACATCTGGATAATCCTCACTTAAATATAAAGGAGAAGTTATTTTTACAGAATTTCCTTCTGGTGAATTTATAACTATATCTCCATTGGTAGAAATTATATCAACAGAATTACCTTGAACACTAACTTTATCTCCTGAAGTAATATTTACATCGTTAGAAGAAGTAAGGTTAGTATCTTCATCAATTGATAGTCCTCCATTTTCTCCTTGAATAATAATATTTTGAGGTACGATAATTTCAAGATTATCTCCGACTTTTACATTTTCGCTCTCTACAAATAGATTGTTGCTTCCTAATGTTATAGTTGAACTACCTGTAGTTATTGTTACATTATCAGGATTAGCTGTAACTTTTACATTATCGTTTTCAGCATTCTATAACTCTCTAGCATAAGCTTTGATAAGTGTGTTTACTGGAGCGTTTGGGTCTGGAGATAATATAAATTCAACAGAAGTGGTGCTAATAAAGTCTTGAATTTGGAAAAGTTTACTTAAATCAATATCAATAGTTTCTCCACTACTCATATTAATTCGAAGTGTTTTTCCATCGTCGATTAATTCAGCACTTTCTATAAAAGCATTTTCAAACAATGTGAAGGAGGCGTCAGTGGAAAAATCATTTCCACTGGCATCCTTTCCCTTTAATGTATAAGTGGTCGAACCGTCTACATTATTTACTTTATCAAACGTTAAACTTTCGAGTATAGACATTAATTGTTCCCAACCGCCGCTATCGCATTGATAGAATTTTCCGTGAGTCCAAATAAGTCTGCCTTCGTCAATGAAAGCTATAGATTTTTTAGAAATATTTCTTGTATTTAAGTCCCTATCAAAATCTGCACGTTTAATATAATGTAGATGTTTCATGTTTAAGAACCAATTATCATCTCTCATTTATTTTTATTTTTTAATTAAGCTCCACTCCATTGATGAAGTAAGTCATTAGCATTAGTTGGCTCAATACCATCTAGAGGATCTTCTGTATCCTCTTCTTCGTGATGATGATGGTGGTGATGATGATGTCCTGCAAATGGATCTTGTAGTTCATCTAACCAAGAGTCTCCTCCTAAATCGATATTTTCAGCATCGATTCCTTCTCTTCTTTCTAACTCTCTTACTCTTTCGTTTAATAATAATACAGCGTTCTTTAATGATTTAATTAAATTCTTACTGTTAGCAACTTCTGCTTTTAAATATGCTTGTTCTGCAACTAAAGCTTCAATCTTTCCAATTTGTTGTCTGAAAAGTTTTACTGCATTTAATGCTTTGTGTGAAGAATCTAAAGCTACATCTGAAGTCTTTTGTAATACTCCTAACTTACCTTCAACAGCACTAGCTGAAGCTTTTGCAACAGCAGCATCCTCTCTTACTTTGTTCATAATGTCAAAGTCTAATCCTGCGAAATAAGGATCATAATGAGGATGGCAATGATGTCCTGGGTCATACCAAGGTCCAAGATGTGGTCCTGGTGGAGGAGGTGGAGGAAGTATTCTCTTAAATAAATCTACTAAGTCTTGTACATTAATAACTTTGTTATAGCCGTGTTGTACAATAGGAATTAAGTCGCCACCATGTAAATGGTTGGCTTTTGGCATTTCTGAAATTTTTAAGTCTTTGCAGTTCATAATTATTTAAAATTAGTCTTGTCCTGAATAAATAGTTCCTGTAGCAGAGATAGTTCCATTTACAGTTACATTTTTACCATCCTTAGGTTGAATAGCAGTTACATCGTTTGGATTATTTTCCCATAACATTGCACTTTGTACAGCTTGATTTATTTTGTTAGTAAGCCATGTATTAAATGTTTGAGAACCCATAACACAACTAACAACTTCTTCACAAGTCATACTAGAATCACCTCCGCCAATTTCAGCTTTTAAAGCATCAATGTCAAGTTTTAAACCATCTGCTTCAGCTTTTAAATAAGGTAAAGTATTTTCTTGTATTTTAACATAGAATACAATATGGTCATCGTTATGTAAATTTCCTGTTCTATCTAATCCAACTCCAGCTACATATGCCTCATTTATTTCTTCAACGATTCCATCGACTTTTAATCCATCTATTGTTGAAGTTAAGAATCCAACTCCGTTATTTCCTTTTTCAGAATTAGAATCAATCTTTATAGCAATTTGATTTCCATTAATTGTAATACCATTTCCAGCTGTATAAGTGTCAATTAAATCACGAACTGGAACTCTTAAAATATTATTTTCATCAATGGTAAACACAAGTTCTTTTGTATTAGAATCATAATCTACTTGAGCTAAATATTTATCTACAGGAATAACAATAGTTCCTCTATTATCACCATTTACTAGTAAATTATATGTTAAAGGATTTACTTTTTGTAATGTAATATTATCAAGGTCTTCTTGTAATTCTCTATCTTTACTTTTTAAACTTACAATATCAGAAGTATTTTGTTCAACTTGTCCTTGAAGTCCAGCTACATCAAAAGAGTTTACAGCATCATCTAATTCTGATACTTTTGTAGCTAATCGTTCAGTAGCTCCTCTTAAATCTCTTGCTGGCTGAACAATAGGATTATTTATACGAGTATAAGTTCCATCTGCCTCAAGTCCAACTGCATTTATAATAGTTGTAGATAAAGCTTCAGCATTATCTAATCTTTCAGATAAATTTTCTATTGCATCCTCTAACTCCTGTAAATCTGAATCTAAAGAAGATACATTGTCACTTACTTCCTTTAAAGATGCATCTAATTTATTATCTGCATCAGCTAAACTTGTAGCTTCGTTTATATAGTTTGCGGATTCATTTTTAACATAACTTCCGTCCGTTGCTAAACCTGCTCCTTTTTGTGTTTCGTTTAATTCGTTGATAAGTGCAGTAACATCATCTTTTAGAAGATCAATTTCAGATAAAGCTCTATCAGCTTTAACATTAGCCTTATCAGCCACCATAGATACCTTGTTAAGAACACTTAATGTTTGTTCAGCTAATTTCTTAGCAGAAGCTGCGTCTAAACTAGCAAAACCAGCAACGTCTAATGCTTTGTGAGCAACTCTATCTGCATGTGCAGCTAAATCAAATACTCTCTTTAACTCTGGGTCAAAAGGAGGCATTGGAGGTGGTGGTGGCATTTGAGGTCCACAGTGTCCTTCGTGATGATGATGATGTGGCATTGGACCGTGTCCGTAAAAATCAATGTCGTTAAATTCAATCATGTTCTTTTAAAATTTTATTATTAGACTCTGTTAAAATATAATCTCCACATTCTAGCAAAATTGCACAATATCTTTTATCTTGTTTTAGTTTATCAAAGTCTGATTCATTGCAACATCCACAATTTCTCATATAGTTTAATTGTTTAAGTTCTGGCATTCACAACTTTATCGTTATATGGGTTACTATCATGTAACTGCATGTATTCAATATCAGTACGTCTAGCATCTTGTTCAGCAACAGCTTCTCTATATGTTCTTTCAGTTCTAGCTTTAAACCAGTTAACTTCATTTTCCATTTGAGCTTTCTGTGATTCTAATTGAATCTTAGCTTCATTAAGTTGCTCTACCTTTCTCTAAAGTTGTTCTGCCTGTTTTTGTACTTGTTGTAATTCTTGCTACATCTATTCGTTTTGTTGTTGAAGCTGTTGCATTTGATTCATTTCTTCTTTTTGTTTCTTGATTGCCTTCTGCACTTTGCTTCTAAAATCTGTAATACTCTTTGTTGTAACCGCATCTATAATAAGTTCTGGACCCATTATCTGAGATTTAATTAAATCAGGAACTATTTGTTTTAACTACTCTAACTATCGAGTAATATCCGAACTTGTTACAATATGGATATCCCAGTCGCTAAGTGTAAAATATTCTGGTAGAGCAGTAAAAACTCTCTAATACTTATCACCTAAGACAATAGTTCCAGTTAGTCCATTTTTAAATACTATTTTAGCTAAGTTTAAGGCATCTAATAACATTTCTTCTACCACAACATCCATTTGTTGATAATATTGTTTTGTTATAGTAAAAGAATTATTAACAGATACTTGAACATTTGTCACAGCATCTTTTTGCTAGATACCATTCAATCTTTCTCTAAATACACCAGTAATAGATGAAGCTGTTTGTTCTACAGAATCAATAGCTATCTATATAGCCTAAACTGTCTAAGCTTTGATTGTATCATCATAACCATTAAATATAGTATTTATAGGAGCTTGTCCTCCTCCAAGTCTTCCTTCTTGCGAAGTATCAATTGGAGCAATACCAGACTTTTTATAAGCTAAGAACTTCTACAATCTTTCAGGAAGATTAACTCCTAAAAATTTTGGAAGCATTGATACATCAATCCAATCTCCAACATTACCAGAACTAGCGATTAGATTATCTCTATAGAAATGTAATAAATTATATTTATCTTGAAGAGAAGCACAAGCTAATACTAACGAATAAGGTTCAGAACCTCTATTAGTAAAATAAACACCGTTTACTGTTAGTGAACAATAAGTAGGGTTATCTTGACTTCTTATAACATTTTCATCCTTACCATATAGTATATAAATACTTTCACCTATTCTAACAGTTTTATATCTCTACATTACATTATCTTTATCTGTTTTAATCCATTCAACTTCATATACAGGAATCAATTTATAATTATATGTATTATAAGGTCCTGTTGGATATCCTGGAACTAATTCTTTACCTGCTTGCAATCCATCTGTTTGAGGAGTTCCATCTGCATTAGCAAAAGAACGAATATAATAAGTAGATGTATCAAAAGCATCTTGCCAAGATTCATTTATTAAATCTAAATCCTTTTTCTTTAACTTTTTACCGTATGTATTTAGTACTTGTGGTTTAGTAAGCCACTTTCTTACAACAACACGATAAGAATCTTTGATATAAGGAGATTCTGGATTTTTGTCAATAAATGTGTTTAATGGATTCAAAACTTCAATAGAAACATTATTATTACTTACTGTTGGTTTTACTCTATAAAAGGTATAACCTGTAATCAATAAATCTAATAATAGTTTTCTAAGTTTTGTAATCATATCTGTCTCTCTAGATTGCATTATATATTCAACTACATCTTGAGCGGCAATTTCATATTGAGATATAAAATTCTGATCTAAATCTTCTATTAGATTATCTATATCTTGTTGAACTGAATTGTCAACAATCTATCCTTGCTGACCATTCTATATAAATTCTAATAATTTATTTCTTAGTCGCTTCTATAAGAAATCAAAAACTTCTTTAGTTATTTTGAGTTCTTTTTCACGAGTAATTTTACTTAAAGTTGCAGAGTCTTTACAAGATACTTTAGGCAATATAGGTGTTCCTAAATATTCACCAACTAAAGCATCTACATGTTTTTTAATTAAAGGAATGAATTCAACTGACGTTGGATTTCCTATTCCATAATTCTCTTCTAGGTATCTATACTAATCAGCATCCATTTTTCCATTGTAGTAATTGTATGCTTTTTGTAAATCCCATTTTGGATATACTAGCTCTGCTATAGTTTTATTAGTATAATCAATTAATTCTTGGTCTTTCATTTGCAATTACATCTTGAATCAATTGGACAACCATTATCTGGATATACTTTATAACCCAAGAACCATTTTATATGGTCCCAACTTCTATCTCTTAATTCTTGTTTAAAAAATTTCAAGAATTTTTCACCTTCTAGTTGTGCAGAAATATTTATAGGTTTATCGTCGTTATTCATTCCTAAACGAATATTATATCCTAATGGTTTTAACTTTGTTATTTTTAAAGTTCCAACATATCTTTTATTATACACTTCACTAATTGCGTCTAGGATCACTTGTTCTGTTATATCCGTCATAATATGTGTCTGGGTAAATATTATATTTAGGAACGTTATTATCTTTTTTAGGAATTACTCCAAATTTACGTCTTCCATATTCATCCTTATACCAACCAATATCTTGCCATTCTTTATCAGATTCTGGCTCTAAATCACTTGGTCTAATTCCTGTTAATTCTTCATCTGCAAGCTCTGCCATTCCCCAGGCAGCTATAATATCGAACTTACCTTTTTGTTCATCCGAATATCTTGTAGCCTAATCTAAAAATTCAGGGAACCATATTTCATCACAGTAATCATCAATGAAGTCTCGAATCAAGTCTGTTTGGTGTGCAATAATTGCAGGTGTTGCAGGTGTACCAATTGCTTTACTGTGTTTACCAGTTGGATCTGGATATGTTGCTTTAGGTCTGGCCATTAAAAAATTAAGCATATTATTACCTTGAGATTGTAACCATGTTTTCATAGATAAACGAGTAGCCTCAATATTACCTCTACAGTTATAGTACATCATCATCTTCAAAGCTGTCTAATATGCTTCACGTTCATTATCAGGTCTATCCATATAATAAGCAACATATTGAGGAGGTCTAGTTCCAAAAGCTCTTCTTTTAATAACTATACAGAATTTAGAAGGATCTTTTGTTAAATCAGATGTTTGTTCTTCACCAATATCAATAGAGTCTATTCCAGCAACATATAAGTTTCTCATTTCGTTATATGAAATTGGATTTCCATCTTCATCGGTTGTAGCTCCATTTTCCCATAAAGGTTTTTCTATAATATGTACTTTACCTTCATTTCCTGGAACCCATCTAACTCCAGATACATTATTCATATCTCTTGCCTTACCTCCTTTATATATAAATTGGAGTTCTCCATTTTGTATTTTTGGACCTTCTTTCAAAAGTCTTATTCTAGTAATCTAGTCTGTTAACAGCACCTTATTAAATTTATTAGTTCCTTCAAGTGCGAAAGCTTCTTCTGCTGTATAACAGAACTCTGCACAATATTCAACTAATTTTTTAGGAGTGGATTTACGTTTATCTCTTTCTTTATCGTAAAACTCTTCTTTAGCTCTTTTGTCATCACATACACCTCTTTCATCAACAAATCCTTTTTTATAAAGAGCTGTATATGCTGGAATAAAGAAGCAAGTATATACCCAAGTTCCATCAGGTGTATAATTATGATAAAAAGGTAATATATCTACAGATTCTGGATTGTAATACATATCAATAAGTCCTGCCATTTGTGGACCTGTGTCTCCACCCGTTCCACCGGCAACTATTACTCCGATTTTATTACCACCAAGTGTTGTTAAAGCCTCAGCTTTAACGAAAGATTTACTAAAGATTGGATTAGAACCTGCCTCTTCAAGAATCAATAAGTCAGCACGGTCACCACGAATCTTTGAATCTTTCTCTGCAATAATACCTTCAATCTGGGACATAAATCCATCTTCTACTTTCTGTCCGTTTATTATTTTATAAAAAGATGCTCTCTTTTTTAACTAAGAGTCAATAGCTTGACGAAGTTTAAAGAAGCCTAAATCTGTTTCATCATTTAAAAAAGTAAGTTCGTTCCATACTTTTTCTAAAGATTTTTCAACATAGTTAGAATTAAATGCAGTTAATATTGAATTACTTGCTCTATGACAAGAATATTCATTTGCTATTAACGCAGCATTAATTTCTGAGAATCCGATACCACGACTTTTCATAAGTCCACAATTTCTATGTAATGTTCTGCATAATTCATAATAATGAAAGAACTCGTATTGATATGTGTAGAAATTAGGATATATCGAAAGTCTTGAAGTACCAGCTTTTTCAACATCTGGATTAGGAAGCTAATAATAATTTAAAAAGAAATAGTGTGGGCCTGTTATAGTATAACCATTTACAGTATAACCATTGATGCATCGATTGTATTCTTCAGTCCAAAAGTCATGATATAACTTTGAACCAAATTGATATTGACAATAATGTCCAGTTTTAAGTTTTACATCTCTAGCTTCTGTAAACCAATTAGGATTAAAATCTAATCCTTTATCTTTTGTTATAGGTCTATATCCTGTTATTTCATAAGAAAGTCTTTTATCGAAGAATTTTATTTCTTGGTCAATAGGAACATCCCATTTTCCAGAACGATATTTTTCTTTAACTTCTTCAGTAATTTTATGATATTCAGCTTCTTCTTTTTCTTTAGTTTTATTAACTACATCAACAAGCTACTGAATCTCATCAGGAACCTAAACCTTTTTAGGTCGTCCTCTTTTTCTTTTAACCTCCATACATAAATCCTTCTGTTGCTCCACCTCTTAACTTCGAATCTTCTGCCATTTCTTTCTTTACTTGACCTTCAAGAGTTTTCAATTCATCGTTAACTTTTGATAATTGAGAAATTTCAGCCATAATATCTTTTACCTTATATAAAGGTTTACCTGTCTGTAAATCTCTTTCTTGTGGGTCAATGTTTTCAAAATAATCTGTAAATTTATCTACCGTCTTTTGAGCAGCGTGTAGCATTCTTATAGTTCGATTACTTTCTTGTAAATCTCTATATTTTCTACACGCAGCTCTAAAGTTCGGATCGTTGAACTCTTCTTCAGAAAGTCCAGAGTCTTTTAGGGCTTCCTAGTGTCGTTCTTGTTCAGAGAAGCCTGAATAGATTGATTTCCAATCTAATGCTAGCCATATATAAGTAAACTCACGAAATGCTCGTAAGTGTTCCACACCATGTGGGTCTTCTTTACATTTATTTCTTTCATTCTACATTAAGACTGCAAACTCTCTTACTAAAAGAATCTGACTGTCTTCAAGTTCAACTTTCCCTGTCTTATTATCATATTGAAATATATGTAACATAATTATTTAATTATTTTGCGTAATTAAGTGTATTTCCTCCTATAAATGGGGGATTTACCTAAGGTTGTTCTGGTAATAAAGGTTGAGGCTTCCATCCTGGTTGATGTTCAAGTGTATATCCCATACCTTTTAAATAATCAGGATCATTAGGCACTCGTTTAAGTGGACCTCTACCTGTCATTTTATAAAATTTACCACTTTGGTCTAATACTCCAACTGGTTCTCCATTTCTAAAAATTCTAGAAGGTGTAGGTTTTTTAACAGCTTTAACTGAGGATTTAATTACTTTACTTATTAAATTCCCCGCCCCCATAAAAGGGATACCGTTTAAACTACCTCCATCAGCCATTTTTCCAATTCCAGACTTTCCGCCGTGTCCTTTTGGATATCCACTTATTGAACCAATTCTTCCAATTGAAGATGCTTTAGCTCCTCTGTGGAATCTCTTTTGTTTTTCTCCGCCAAATGCTGTTCCTTTATATGTTGTTCCAGCTTTTTGCTGATTTTGCATTCTACCAGTTTTACCTGTAGCTTTATGTCCTACAAGTCCTACATTTGTTGGTTTCTTTTTACCTTCATCACCAAATGCTGTAAACTTATTAGGTTTATCGTGTTTATTTAATTGATGAGTTCCATTAGCATTGAATGCTCTACGTCCACCCCATCTTCCAGCATGGTTTGTAGAAACAACATTAGCACCTCTTTCTTCACCAAAAGCTGTATGCTTATTTCTGTTCATAGCACCACCTTTAGCGAACATTTCAGTAATAATATCTTCCATTACACCACCTGCCTTATGGAATTTTAATCCACCACAAGCTTTCATTTTTTTACCACCGCAATCTTTTTCTACTTTCTTTTGGCACTTTTTACAAACTTTACCACCAGCTTTGAAATATGACATTTCATAACCTTCTGGACATTCACCTTTTAATTTCTTAATATAATTTAACTTAGCTCCATTACGTGCTATAGGAGCTTGCTCTTGAGGAGCGCCGCCTTGCATTTGATTCATAACTTGCATGATAACCTAAGCTAATTGTCCTGCTTGTTGATCTCCTTGTTGTGCAGCTTGCATAATTTGTTGAATTTGAGCGGATGCCTATTGGTCTCCACCCATAGCTGCTTGTACTAACTGAACAATTTGTTCTTGTGGGTCTGCAGCCATTCCGCCTTCTTGATACTTTCTTATCATACTATTATTTATTTAAGTTTAATTAAATCTTTGGTATTAAATACAGCTTCTTGTATTTCACCACTTGTTGTGAACCATCTGCATTTAATTCCTTTTAAAATAGGTTCTTTATTATCTAACTTATTTTTAAATATATATGTTTCTTTCTTTAAGACCAACATTGTTGGTTTGTTAGGGATATCCTACTTTAAAGTAACGATATCACCTGGCATAAAAAATATTTTATCAGTTATTTCCATCGTTCATTAAATTTTTAAATCTTTCTGCTAAACCAACATTTACTGTAATCATAATACTATGTTCATTCACAAGTACTAACCCTTGCTTATAGAAAGGCACAGGTGTTTCTGATGGTTTTCTCCACATAACTACATCACCTTCTTTAAGGTATTTACATGTAGGTCCAACTTCTTGGACTACACCATAATGTATGAATGATTCTTCCTCTTCCCATTCTCCTGTTTCTCTTGACTTATATTCTGGAGTTAATCCTCCTGTATCTGTAATTATAAGTCCTTCTCTTTTAATTTTTTGGAATGGGTTTTGAGCTAATGGTTTAATTAGAACTCCTTCATATAAAGGTTTGATTTCTAATTTATTTAAATCTGAAGCTAAACTTTCAGTATATTCTTGAAGAAGTTTTTCGTGCTCATCTAGTTTAGCTACATATTCATCCACTTTCTCATTAAATTTTGCTTTAGCATTATCTTCTACTATACTATTCATATCTCTATTTGCTGACATATTAAACATTTCTCTTCCTTCAGATTCTATGCCAGCTGCTGTTTCATACACTTTCATTGCATCAGTCTTATTGAGGTTTACCTCGTGACCTTCGATTCTTGCCATATTATTTCAAATTACCATTTATGTGCGGGACAGTGTGCAGTATTTAATGTTGTTTTAGCTTTTAATCTGCACCCACATCCTTTAAAATAACCATCTTTCTTAACTGTACTTGTTTCATCTGTTTCTGGATTTACCCATAGACTAGGATTACATATGCCACCAACAGTGTTCTTAAATAAAGGGCATTTGTGACAAATTTCCAATCTCGCTTCCGAGATACTTTTATTTAATCCTAACATTTCATTTACATGACCTTTTATAATTTTTCCTGCTTCCATAAAAATTAAATTTAAATAAGAATAGTATTAATCCGTTCGACACCAATTGTTCTACACGCTGAAATATATAATGTCTATTATCTAAGATTACGTCTATTAGGATTAATACTCTATTCTCTTATATTTGTCCATTTGTTTTTGATGTATTAATTCTCTCTTATAATGTCTAAGCATTTGTTCTACTTCATTTTTAAGATAAGGTAAATGATATACTGTTTGTTTACCGTTATGATCAAAATGTACTAAAACTAAATCTTTTATTATAAACTCTGGATTTAATTTTTGAACCATCCAAGCATACATAGATAATTGTAAATTATAATGAGATAAATCACAATCTTCTAGTTTATTTAATGGATATAACATTTTAGCAGTTTGTTTAGTACGAGTATCAAATCCTCCTTTTGTTTTAATTTCCTTATTAGTTTTCCAGTCACAAATAGTTATTTCGTTTCCATTTTTTACTAATAAGTCAATTTGTCCTGCTATTTTTAATATACCATCGTCGGATGTTCTTGATATTAAATATTCTGGATATACGCCATTTTCTAAGTCTAAATTTGTACGTCCTTTATCGCATACAAACTTTCCACCTATTCCGAACTTTTTAAGGGAAACATTTGCTCCCATTTTATACATACTATTTTCTAATTCAGCATGTATTTTAGTTCCTCTCTCACAAGATTCTTGTTTGTTTCTATGCCATTCATCTAATAAATCTTGTTGAGTTTTATTAAAGGTATCAATTGGTATATCATATATATCTAATATCTCCATGTTAAATTTATGAGTATCTAATAAAGATTTTTTCTCTATTTTCCAATCATCTGCAGGTAATAATTTCTCAAGAGCTTTATATGCACTCCAGAAATTTTCATCAAACGGTTGACCATATTTTCCAATTAAAGTAGTAACCGAGATATATTTTTCATTATCATTTTCATTCCAGTATACATGTTTTTCTTCATTAAAACATACTGAACCATTCTTTTTATCAACGTTCATTTTTTAAATATAATTCTTTCTCTAATTCAGGATAATCCATAATTGTTGAAATCTTCTAAATGTTAGGAGCTATAATTGAGTTATAATATCCTAAAGGATATACTTTCTCTTTTTTATATAAAATAAGAATAAATCCTATAGGTGCATTTATTCCAACTATCGGATATATTGCTGCGCTCTTAGCTTTACACATCTCAAGTCTATGTACAAACTTTGGGAAATCATGTTTAGCACTATCCAGATCATTTATTCTAATAAATTTATCAAGATAGATTTTATTAAGCTCATCCTCAAAGTATACATAATCTAAATCTTTCCAAATGTCAGATAAAGGTTCTGTTTCAAAACCATTAAGTTTTTCGGTAATAGCTTTTATAAATAAATAACTATAACCTTGCAAACTCCTCTTTGTGTTATGGTATCCAATTAATAATACATCATAACATTCGTCGTCTTTTTCCTAAATATCTTTTACACAATTATTAAGTAAAGGTGCAGTTTCTAATGCATACTACTCTGACATGTAGTCTCTTCTTTCAACGAAAGAAATATAATCTTTAATCATTGTTTCGTTTCTTACGGTTATAAAAATACTGCTGCAAATTAAAGCTAAAATAACAAGAATACATTTACCGTTATTTTTTAATAATCCAAGTATCTTTATCCATAAGTTTAAAAGTAAATCTAAATTCATTTTCTGTAATTTACGACAATAAAATTTAAAATAAAAATCTTTATTAGTTTTAAGTTTACTTTATGTCATTTTCATATTTTTCGTATAAATCATTTTGAACTAAGCAAATTTAGTATTAATTTTGTAATAATCAAAATGATTTAAATAATTAATTATTAGAAAATGTGTAAAATGGTAAATTTAAGAATTAACATAATAATATAAATTTTTAGTATGAAAAACGGATACAAATTGATTCCCAAATTTGGATTAGGTTCTTCTGTTAAAAAAGCTGCTAAAATAGTTGCAAAAAATTCAAAAGGAGCGGCTAAAAAAGTGAGACCTTCTCCAGCTTATGAAAGAGTTAGATATTCTAAATATTCTGTAGATGCTACAAATCCTAAAGAAAGAGAATTAGTTGCTCAACATTGGAAAGCTAGATATCCAGATTCTGGAATAAAATTCTAGAACCCTGAAGAAATAACTATAGGATTTGATGGAGACAAAGTTTTAAAAATCGGAGAACTTCCTCTAAGTAGTGAAGGAAAATATATAGCTGATTTGATGGAGAAAAGAATGTCTAAATATAAATTTAGAGAAGGTCTTGATCCATAGTATATAACTACTGCAGGAAGAACGTCTACTTCAGGTTTGTCTGGATTTATGAAATAGTTAAAAAATGAAACTAGTACAGTGTATATGCCGTTGAGAAATGCAGAAAACATAGAAGGACAATATTTTGCTGGAAAAGGATATTTAAAATTAAATCCGTGGAGAAGTAAACCTTACCGTTTTTCTCAAATTCATGAAGGATTATCACATGCTACAGATGATGTAGTTAAAGAAATGAGAACTGCTTCTGGAAAGAAAATATTAGGAAGTACTTATAAAGACTCATTAGGTAAAACACATGTTGAAGGTTCCTATGGAAAAATAGCTTGGCCTGAGGATTTATTTAATCCTGAAGATTTGGAAAAGTTAGTAAGTAAAAGCTCTAGAAAAGCAATTGAAGCTAGAGCAACCAATTGGGAAATGGTTACTGATTTATATGAACAGTTAGCTAAACATAAAGGAATAACTTTTGAAGAAGCTATTCATTTGCCAGAATCAGAGTTTAATAACTTTGTAGAAAAAGCATTAGATAGTCCAGATAAGTTAGCAACATTTATGGAAAAATTTGATAATAAATATTTAGCTGATTATGCTAAAGTATTAAGGTCTGGAAATTCAATGCAACAAGGAGCTTACAGTAATAGAATAATAAGAATGATTTAGAAAGCTCCATCTTATGTAATTCCTACAATATTAGGAAGTAGTATTTTATATAATATGAATTAAATTATGAAAATTAAAAAATATTAGAATCCAAGTGGTTCATTAACGCCTGTTCAAGGATTAAGAATATTAAGACGTACGCAACAACCTATTTCAAGATAGCAAAGACAACAAAGTTAGGCAAATAGACTTAACGGAAATAATAATATAGGTAATCTTGTAGGAAAAGTAAGTGAAGGTCTTTTAGGAAAACCTATGTCAGAAAATAAACAAAATGAGATTACTCTTTAGAATTCTTCTAGAGATGCTTTAGGAGATTCAATGAATTATTATGGATCTTAGGAATATAAAAATAGATTAAGGTCAGCAAATGTTAATATGTCAAATTCAAATCGTTTGTAGAATAGATTAGGTACTGTAAACACTTATTCTATTGGAGAAGAAACTGCTTAGAAAATGCGTGCAAATACAAATGGTAATGGAATTGGGCCAACGTTTAGAGGATTAACAATGTATAACCAAATGATTATTGGAGGAAAACGATACAATCCAGGAGTTTATTATAATAGAGGAACAATGCACGATGGATTAGGTGAAAATGTTTATGGAACATTTGCACATGAATATTCTCATTGGGCTGATAAAGCATTAACTCCTGATGCTAGAGCATATAATCGTTCTTTAATTAGAGGTAACTTAAATCCAAATCTAACTCCAAAAGAAAAATCATACTTTGGATCTGATACAGAAATTAGAGCTAGAGGTATGGATATCCTTATGAACTATAATAATAATAAATCTAAATATAAAGATTTAGATGACTTCCTAGATAAAGAAGGATAGATGAAAGGAATGATGGAATTAAGAAAAACATTTAAAGATGAAAATTCATTTAGAAATTATATGCATCATTTTGTATTAAATGATAATCCTGGAATAAATTAGAATAACGTATATTATGCTAAAAAAGGAATTCATATAAAGAAAAAGAATAGAGGAAAATTTACAGATTATTGTGGAGGTAAAGTAACAAACGCTTGTATAAGTAGAGCGAAAGCAAGTGGTAATCCTACCCTTGTTAAGAGAGCTACTTTTGCAGCTAATGCTAGAAAATGGAAACATTAAATAATTTAGTTTCATCATTTACTCCAATTAAGTTAAGTGATGATTATGTAAGAAGTTTATCTTCAGATCCTTTTGAACATTTAGGTGTAGAGCAATCTAAATTTGAAAGATTGAATTCTGCAATAGATTCTAAAAATAAAGAATTTTTTGAAAGTATTTTTAGTTATAAACCTGAAGAAGAATCAAAAGAAGAAAATGAAGAATTAACAAATTCTCCTTACTATGTTCCACAATCCACTTCAAATAATAATAATGATGATTTGCGAATAACTGACCAAACACCATCTTCTACTACACAGACTCGTGTAACAGGCAGTTCAGTTCATGCAAAAATTATGAATTATTTTTTAGATAAAGGTTTATCCAAACACGCGGCAGCAGGAATAATGGGAAACTTATATATGGAATCAAGACTTAATCCTTCTGCTATAGGTGATGGTGGAACATCTGGGGGAATAGCCCAATGGCATGCAAATAGATTTAGATAGCTAAAATTATTCGCTAAGAAAAGAAATAAAGATTGGAAAGATTTAGATACTCAATTGGATTTTCTATGGTACGAACTTAATAGTACATATAGAAAGGTATATAAAAAAATAAGAAATGCTAAAGATTCTGACAGTGTCGTCAATATTTGGGGACATGATTATGAGAGATTTGCTGGACATAATAATTTTAATAATTCAAATTATAGAAATCGTAGAAAATACGCTAAATATTTTAATAACTTATGAGTACAAATAATTATAGACTGATTCCTAAACATTCGGCTGGTTAGAAACTTGCGAAAGTAGTTAAAATAGGTACAAAGAGAGTCGCATAGACTTCAAAAGCTGTTTCTAAGAATAAAAAATTTGCAGATAGATTAAGAACAGATCCTAAATTTAGAGATGCATACAATAATGGATCTGATGAAATAAAGAGAGTAATGCGAGAAACTGGAGAATATGCTGTTCCATCCAAAAAAGCATCTAGTGCTGTTGCTAAAACTGATAATACATCTAAAGCTGTTGTTAAAACTGGAAAAGCTGAACAGAAAGCTACTAATGCTGGAAAAGCGGCAACTAAGACCACAGAAAAAGCTACTGATGTTGGAAAGAAAGCTGTTAATGCTGGAAAGAAAGCAGCACAAAAAACTACTAGTGCTCCAAAAAATTTACCAGCTGTAATACCACCTGCTGGTCCTACCAATCTTACTGTAATCCCACGTAATATTCCAAATGGAACTAAAAATTTATTAAGAAGTAAATGGGGTAATAGAGCAATGTGGCTTGGAGCTGCTGCTCTTGGTGCAATGTTATTAGGTTCTGGAGATTCTAATAATCCTGAAGAAATTTCAACAGAAGGAACTAATGATTTAGGAGAAGATACTCCACAATTAGTAAATAATTTTGATCATGTTGATGATGCCGATTTAACACCAACTCCTAATCCAGCACAACCTCAACAAGATCCAACTCTACAAACAAATCCAAGAGACATAAGTACACCTGCTGCTAATGCTAATCCAGCAAGTACAGCAAGTTCTAATACACAAAGTACTACTGTTCCACAGAATACAGTTGTTCAAACAACAGTTCCTGTAGCAAGTCCATTCCCTGAAGGATATGTAATTGATAGACGTGGTGTAAGACATCAATTAGATAGAATTGCAGATGGTGCATACGGAAGCAATACATATGAATTAGTTATTGGATTAGAAAATACTCCAGATAGCAATCCATTTAAGAGAGCTTTAATGAATAGATTAGGAATGGCTACATGGAATAGTAATGAAGCTTATAATAGACTCGCCCAAATGGGAATTAGAGGATATATAGGTGGACGTGATAGAAGACGTCTTAGAAACTTAATTAATTCAGGAACTAACATAAACGGAGAAATTAACGGATTCAAAACTGGAGGAAAATTAAAATTAGTAAAACGTTATGTCTAACGAAATACCTAGTGCTGGAATAGGTACTAAACTTTTAAAATTAATATCAAAGTCATCTAAAAGAAATCAAAGAGTTCTTGGAACATTGGATGACCTTCCTAAAAAAGAAATAAAATTAACTTCCTCTTAGCCATCTGTAAGATCGTATGATACTTCTAGTAAATAGGGTCAACTTGATTTTTATAGAGATACTCATTATAAATAGAATATGTCTGGTGATATAAATTTTCTCTGGGGATAGAGAGCACACATTACTACAGATGGAATTTATATAGGAAGAAATAAATTAAATGCAGATGATTTAGAAAGACTAGGCCCTGCTGGTGTAAAAAAATTAATAGCTGATTTACAAGATACTTCTAATACGTTAGGTGAGTTTTCTACTGGATTAGGAAGAGTTAGTTCTCAACAAAAAGCATTTAGAGCTATATATGAAATGTTAGAAAGTAAATATCCAAGAAGAATAACATTACCAAACGGAAGAGAAACTACAGAAGGAGCTGAAAAAGCAAGAGAACTAATGTTTGGAAGAGGATAGGATTTTTATTCTTATCCATATAAAAGTAATCCGGAGTATCGTGTAAAAACAGCTGAGTTTAACGCAAACGAATTTCGTAAAAGAGCTAAACATGGAAGTATTGCAAAAAGAAAATATAATTCCGAATACATTGATGAAAAAGGAGTAAATGAATATCGAGCTAAAGTAGCAAATGGTGAATTAACTCCAGAAGAAGAAGCTTTTATTGGAATAAGAAATGGAGATGTAGAAGGCTTTGATCAAATGTATCTAGGAGTTAATCCTAAAAAACCTGGAAAGTCTTATGATGTAAAAGTTGGTAATATTTATGTAGGAAGAAATTTATTAAAATCTATAAAAGTTGTAGCTCGTTCCAAAAATAAAAAACCTGTTTTCTATAGAATGGATTTACTTGGAAAAGCTGATACATCTGTAGAATATACTCAAGAAGAAGTTCTAGATAAATTGGATAAATTATATGAAAAGATGTTAAAAAGAAGACAAGCTTGGGAAAGAAGTCACTATCCAAATAGAGAATTTACTGGAGATAGATTTAAGATAGCACAAGATAATGCAGAACAATTAGATGTAACTCTTGCTGAAAGTGCTCATAGACAAAAGACAGGTTCTGATAATCCTTTTTCTTTTTTTCAACCAAATCCAGAACCAGCTCCTTTTAAAAGTGGAGGTAAATTAGATTCAATTAAATAGTTTAAACAAGAAAGTTTAATTAATGATTTAGATAAACCCAAAACATGGGAAGAATATCAAAAATTAAATAGAAAGAAAAAATTATGAAACACATTCGCACTTACGCAACTCATGATGAATTTGTTGGTGATGTTCCAGCAGAGTATGATACAATGAATCTTTGTAAGGAAGATAAGCAAGTTCACATGAATAGTCTAGAAATTATAGAAGAAGACGCTAAATAATTATGAGTTTTTCAGAAAATTTCAAATCAATATTTTTAGCTACTAAAGGAAGTATAAGTAGTAAACGAGTATGTGGAGTTATTGGATGGTTTGTTTGTATAGGAATACTTATTTATTGTACCGTAATGGTCATTCAAGCTCCAGTATTTGCTGATGCTGTTTTAATAGCTACGGCTGCTTTATTAGGAGTTGATAGTATTACTGGAATTTGGAAAGTTGACAATAAAAAACATCACATATCAGATGAAACTTACACTGAAGAGAACAGCTAAAAAACCTACCTATACAATAGGTAAATTATATATAGATGACGTTTATTTCTGTGATACTATTGAAGATACAGATAGAGGTTTATATCAAGGTTAGGATTTAGCATTAATAAAGAAAATTAAAATTAATTCTAAAACTGCAATTCCAAGAGGAACCTATAAAATTACATTAAATGTAGTATCTCCAAAATATAGTAAAAAGAAAATCTATCAAGATATTTGTAAGGGTCGTGTTCCTAGATTGTTAAATGTTCCAGGATATGAAGGAGTTCTTATTCATATCGGAAATACAGCAGACGATAGTTCTGGTTGTATTTTAGTTGGAGAAAATAAACAAGTTGGAAAAGTATTAAACTCTACTGAAACTTTTAGAAAATTATATAACAAAATAAAAGGTCAAGAAAATTTAACAATTGAAATAAAATAAAATGTATAAATTTTTAGAAAAAATAATTAATAAAGTAGGAACCGATAAACTATTACATTGTTTTCTTGCAGGTTGGTTAACTGCTCTCGGTTTCATACATGGACTAATTTGGGGAATAGCAGCTATTATATTTGTAGTTGCTATTTCCTTTATTAAAGAATTATTTATAGATCCTAAAAGTGATTATGGAGATATTATGTGGGCAGTTATCGGAATTATATTAACAACTTTAATTTATATACTATGAGATACATAAAAACATTTGAAAATCACAGTTAGTATGAAGATTTTATATAGAGTAAAGATTATCTAAACCCAAATATATCTCATTGTGTGAGTGAGAATGAAGTGCATTATAACAGATATTTTCTAACTCCAAAACAATTCGTCGAGTATCGTTATTCATTTCTAAAATCAATCTGTGATAAATTCTATACATATAGAAAACAACACATGGATATTGATTTTAAACCTGAATATGAAAATATTTGTGCCAATAAACTAGCACGACTACTCACGGAAAACTTAAATTTATATGACAAAGGATTACGTTATGGGGTGAGTGAATTATCAACTTATTCGTATACAGATGCATCATTTACCAATGGTGATAATCAAATCATCGACTTTGGTGTCGTTAATAATTTAATAGTCGGATTACGAATTGATAACAATAGTCACTATCTAATTGGTGATGCAAGTTTATATAAAACCGATGAAATATATAACGGAAACGACGTATTCTATATTCCATGGATTGATACTTATGAGCATGATTATGAGGATGAAGAGGATGCCGTATCTGCTATAATAGAAGAAACGCTTTATGGTGACAATGTTGTTTTACTTTGTCCACATGATACATACGCAAACTTTACAATAGCATACCCAGATGGAAACGGTGGATATACCACAACAAAACCATCAAGTTTAACGTGGACTCTGACAATCACCAATGACACAATGCCACCAAACACTGAATGGTTTACTCTTACCCTTTTCCACATGGAAGACGAGTCTATAAATACAAGAGTTGATAATGTAGTGACCACAATGAGAACTGATTTCAAAAAATGGTATAATGCAGATTTTAGCGACCTATCAGTGTTGGATGACATTAAGTTGGAATTTCCAAAAGACATATATGATTTTATTGTGAATCCTTGGAAATATCTTAATGAAAATATCATATTTAGTTATTATGCATATGTTGATCTTGGTTTGCCAAGCGGAACATTGTGGGCAATGACAAATGTTGGAACAATCTATGATACCAATTATGGTTTATATTTCCAATGGGGTGATACGCAAGGTTATACAGCTGAACAAGTAGGAACCGATAAACAATTTAGTTGGGAAGACTACAAGTTCAATCCAGATGGTGACGGATCAACTATGACAAAGTATAATACAACTGATGGCAAGACTGTATTAGATCCTGAAGATGATGCGGCAAGAGTAAATTGGGGTAACAGTTGGAAAATGCCAACTGTAGAACAATGTGAAGAGTTATTAAATACTGAATATGTAACTAACGAATGGGTAACTAACTATCACGATAGTGGTGTTGACGGACGTTTGTTTACAAGTGTTAGCAATGGTAATACCATGTTCATTCCTGCTGCTGGTTTCGCTTACAATGGCAATATGGATAGCGTAGGTAATAATGGATTTATTTGGAATAATTCTATCTATAATTCTACTTATGATAGTGGTAACGAATTGATTTTCGATAGTAATGACATTTTTATATTCGGTGGAGCACGTCATGATGGACAACCTGTTCGTGCAGTTATTAATCAATAATTTTTTAAATTTAAATAAAAAAGGCGACTCAATTACGAGCCGCCTTTTTTTTATTTGGTAATAAGTTGTGATAAGTTATTTAATTCATCTTGCCAATTTATAAAACCTTGTGTATTTAGTAAATCGTATTCTTTAGCTAAATCTACGATTTCTTGTCCCATTTTTATATGGCTATTATACATTTCTTGTATTAGCCATTCTTTCATTCTTTCGAGTTCATCCATAATATCTCAAAATTGGTTGCCCCCGTGGGAATCGAACCCACCCCGAATGTTCCAAAGCTGCGGTTTTAGAGACCGCCCGTGCAACCATACACCAGAGGGCAATATTATCTTAATTATTTACTGCACGTTACTGTATACGGTGGAACAGGCGTATTATCTTTGTAGGTTACAGTAATTGGATTATAAGGTTGAGAAGTTAAATTAGGAGTTGTTACTATTCCATCTAATAATCCAAGCAAATCATCAATCGTTAGACTGGGATTGGTTTGATGCCAATTCTTCAGAGTCTCTTTTTCGTTTATCATTTAATTCTTTTTTTAATTGTTCATTTTCACTTCGTAAGCGAATTAATTCATTTCTCGCTTGCTCACATTGTTCTAATAAATTTTGGAAATTTCTATCCAAAATATGTATTGCATTTAATGCTTGAATTGATTCTCTAAAATACATTAACCTATTAGTTTTTGTAAAGCTGTAATTCTATCTGAAGCGATGTTAGATACAACCTTTTTAAAGAGATTGATAATTCTACGAAAATCTTCTGAGTTATAATCTTCGTCTAACTGCTTTGTACTTATTCCAGTTAATTTCTGAACTCTTTCAAGAGCTTCTTGATACATATCATCTTCTAATGAATCTAACCATTGTTCAAATTCTTTCTTTTCTTGATTTTCTAAAACTTTCTTTTCTACAACAATTGTTAGAGTATCTCCATCTTTCTTTAAATCTACTTCATAAGCAACACCAGGTTCATTTTGAATTGTGGTTGCTTCTTGGCATTTGTCATAATCAAACGCCTTTACAAGTCCGTTTAAAATTTCTTCTTTTACAATCATAATAAATATTTTTAATAATTAATTTTACTGATACAAATATAATAAATGTAAATAGTGCATCAAAGCACTTTAGTGTTAAGAAATATTAAATGAGCGTCACGCACACATAAATACAGGTACCTGAAAATTACTACCCCCGGGGGTTAAAAATAATTAGGACGTTTTATTTTAAAGACGAAAATTTCAGGATTTCCAGAAAAATTTTCGTAGAAAAATTTTTGGTGTATATTACGGAGGCGAGAGGGCTCCTCCCTTCGGCTCCCCCTCGGTCGTCGTTCGGAAAAATCGTTTCGATTTCCTCACAAACCTAGCCTACGCGTTACAAACATCAATGCTACCTCACGGAGACAACGTCGTCTTCGTGCTAACATCGTGCCCGATGAAACAGAACAATCTCGTTCTGCTCAACGGTCATCTCGTTACCATCGACGAGTACCGTGAGTGGATTGCCGACCAGCAGCGATAGTTGCTTGTCGCCACGCTTTGCAGGTTGAGCGAAATCAACCTGCA